TACAGGCTGCGACAAAGGCAAATGGCTCGTCTGCATCAAGCCACTTCTTTGTGGAGTATGGGTCATTGCCGATGGCCTCGATCATGGAGCGGTTCTGCTCGACCCAGACTGTGCGCTCCTCGATGGTCTTCTTGTCGAGTCCGAACTTGTTGGCCGCATGGACGTACAGGGACTGGGCCTGAGCGTCTGTCGTGACAGGCTTGCCGTCAGAGAACCTGAGCATGGCCTTGGCGTACGACACGCCCTGAGGATGCAGGAACAGCGGCAGGGGATACCCACGCCCACGGAAGTCCAACTGATGTGGGAACCACAGGCGCTGATGGGAATTCATCTTGTCCGCAACGAACAGGGTCTTGAGTGCCAACAGTCGCTGGGACTCGTATGACTCGTTGAGGAAGTGGATCTTTGCGGCAGCCTTGCGCCAATGGCGTCTGGATTCCAGATTGGTGTCGATGTCCAGCGGCTTGGAGGGGATCTCCTCGTCACGCGATGGGGGCATCGAGTCAACCTCAAGACCCTCCTGCCAGCAATGCTTGACCAGCCCAAGGATTTGCTGATCGACTTCCCATGGCGTGTTCTGGATGAAGTTCACGGCGTCGTACACGGCTGACGGCATGAGCGATGACAGTGATTCCTGATACGCCTTGTTCCTGCTCTTGACCAGCGGCCTTGGTTTCCACGCAATCGACGCATAGCCGCCCACCCAAGGGTTATTCCACTGAAGCGGCTTCTCGATTGTGGGCAGGAACATCGGCTCCAGCGATTCGTGGTAATCGTGGCAGCCCTTGACCCACCTGCGGATGTCCGGGGCTGCCTGAATGATGCAGTACTTGCGTCCCCGTGCGTTCAACTTGGTGAGGATCTCGATGATGCCTGTGCGCTGGGCAATCATCTCCACAAGCAGCAGGCCCACAGCAAGGGCGTCGGCCTTGGCCCACCGCTTGGTGACCAGATCGACTGCACGGGCGGCATCACGGGCAAACCTGCGCTTGAACTTCTGGCCGACTGACTTGAATGTGCGCTGCTGTATGCGCCTGAGGAAGTCAGGGCTGTTTGACGCAAGGTCATCAAGCAGGATCTCGTCCTCTAGGGCACGACCAACGGCGATGCATGTGGTCGTGAGCATCCGCTCGGCAGACAAGGCATCGATGACCACCTTGGATGCGATGACTGCGGCCTTCTCCGAACTGATCTGCTCAAGGAAAGGCAAACAGCGATGCTTGCGGCCCGGTCCCGAGCGTGCCTTGGCCATCCACTTGTCGATCTCATCTACCAGTTCGGTGGTGCACCTGTTGAGCATCATCCGCCCGGGGATGGTGTTGCTCTCGGAGGTGATCTGCGTTGCCTTGGCTGACCTGTTGCGATACCTTTGTCGCCCCAGTTCCACCATCTCCTCGTCCAGTTTCGATTGACGCATAGACGCATTATAACCAAATGAATGGTGTCTAGGATCCTAGACGGGCAAATAAAAAACCCCCCGCCACCCAAAGGTGACGAGGGGCCGAAAGGAAAGGAGAACACCTTGCGGTGCGCCCCTATCCTATCAAACCAATGCGTAGTGGTCGCGCATCGTGCGCTCCATTCCCATGATCTTTCGCGGAGCCTCGACAGGATTCCATTCCTTGGCGAGGTGCGTGTAGGCGTTGTGGACGTTCCACAGCACCGGACGCTCACGGGTGTCGTACCCGAAGGATGGGGTCATGGACTCCTCCACCAGATCCACGACCTTGGCCCTCGGCAGCAGTCCCTGCTGTCCAAGACGCACGGCAAAGTCCGACAGGTTCGCACGGTTGAACGTGACCTCCTTGATCCTGTCGTAGAAGTACGCCGCCTTGTTGACCTCGACCTCGAACCTGTTGATGGTCTGGGTCAGCATGGCGGGAAGACGGTTCCACACACCTGAGGTGTGCTTGGTACGGAGGATGTGATCAGCCACGATCAGCCCGTTGGTGCAGGCAAAGACGTTGCCTCCGAACAGCAGGCGAACGGCCTTGGAGCCATCGTAGGAGTTGATCACGCCGATCTCCCAGCCGATCTCCTCGGAGTTACGCAGGGCGTTGGGGTTCCGCAGGCTGACCTTGGAGATGAACCACGGGTTCTTGCGGTGCATCTGGTGGGTCTCACGGACGATGTCGTACCCGAACGACCTGACGTTGTCGATGACGCGCTCCCACAGTTCCTCCTGAGGGACGGGCTGGTAGGTCGGCGTAGCGACAGGGACGGGGATCGTGGCCAGATCGGTGATGGTGGTGAATGCCTTGCTCATGTTGCAGTCCTTTCGGTTGTTGTCTAGGGTCCTAGACCCAGACAGGTTCAGTTGCGCCTGCGGCGACGTGCCTTGGGCGGATCGGGAATCAACTTGGCAACGAGATCATGCTCGTTATCGGTTAGCCAAGAACCGTGATGCTCAACTCTCCAAAGCACCAGTGCTGCGTAGTTGGACGCCATCTCGGTGTCGCTTTCCTTGAGGCAACGGATGACCTCAGACACCGTGTCCGTAATGGTGAATCGACTCATGCCATGATCCTACCAGAGAATCAGGAATTGTCAACACGGGGATGAACCTCGGTGACCTCAAGCCAGCCGGGGCCATTCTGCTCCTCGTCGCGCCATGCACGGATGACGAACGCCTGCCCGGTCTTGCGGTCCCCAAGCAGGAGGGTGGCAACAAACTCGCCGGGGTTGTCCCGGTCATCCATGACGCCCAGTCCCACAACCTCCATGCCCTTGAGCGGCTTGATGGTGTTGTAGACGTATGTTGCCCCGGGTGGGGTCTGCTCTGTCGGTCCTTGTCCTGTCCACATGGTGTTCTCCTGTAGTGCGCGTGGCTATTGAGGTATGCGCGCCCCACCTCACAACGAAAGGTTCAGATACGGGATGACGAAACCGGAATGTTGCGTGCCATGTCAACGCTCTTGAGGAACTCGTCGGACATCGGGACGGTCAGCACAAGCCGCTCGATGAGCGCGTTGATCAGGCAGTTGCGGAACTCCTCGTTGTGAACGACCGACTGAACGAGGTGCAGGGCGATCTGCTTGTGGTTGATGTTGGCGACAATGTCGGCAACCGACACGTTCTCCGCGACCTTGACGGCCTGATCCTCAATGACCTTCTCGGCGACCAAGTCGGCGATCTCGTTGGTATCGACGTGCCTAGCGACCTCATGCAGGTCAATCATCTCGGCAATGTCGGAGGCTGCAAAGTGCTCGGCAATGTCCGAGCCATCGATCTCACGGGCAAGGTCACTGAGGTCGATGTTGCCTGCGATATCGCCGTGATCCATCTGAGACAGGTCGATGCAGTTGGCAAGGTCATCCATGTTGATGCAGTCAGCGATGACCTGTGCGTCGATCTGGCCTGCGACCTCGGAGGCGATGCGGGCCTCGTACTGGTCCACGATGGCGTTCGCCAAGGCGTTGCCGTGGGTCGGGGACTCCATGATGGAGTTGGCGACCGCCTTGATGTCCGCATCGGGGAACAGACGGGGCGTGTCGGAGACACCCAAGGTCTTGCGGAGGGTGTCGTACTGGGACGAGTCGATGTTGATGATGAGATCCATGTCCAATCCTTTCGTTTGTCTAGTGTCCTAGACGGTTGGTGAAACTGACGGGGTCTCGGAAGACGCTTCCTTGACCGATGAACCAAGATTACCACAGGTATCCACAATGTCAATACCGTGTGGGCACTGGCGGCGATAGGTGTCAACAAGGTGCCACCACATGGCTGACCTGCGGACCCCGTGAATGGTTGCCAAGTAGGAACCCTCACGGATGATGGCGTTGACCAGTTCGTTGGGACTCATAGTTGTTCCTCGATGAGATCTGCGATCTCGTAAAAGGTAAACCGCTCGTGGTCATTCAGTTCGCTGAGTCTGGTTCGGCGGGTGTTCATGGCGCGTTGGGATCCAAAAGTACGCGCCGTGACAACGGGGTCATTGGAGTCCAACCCAGCCCACGCTTGGACGCACGCTGGCAGTTGCTCAGAGTGGATGTCGTGCTGGATCTCGGTAGACGAGGCAAACCAAGTGTCAAAGCCCGACTGCAAGAAGTTTTTCCAAGTGACGTTGACTCCCGACTGGGCAGCAATATCACAGAGGACTCCAAGGCAGCAGAACTTGGTGACTTGGTCAGTGGTTCCCATCACAATCACATCACGCTTGAGGAAACAGGTTCCCTGCGTGTACTGACCTGATCGCAGGGCAGCAACCCACTTGGCCTTGACCTCGGGATTCATTGCGAATTCGATAGACATGATCTTTCCTTTCGTGTTGGGTCTAGGATCCTAGAAGGTCTAGACGTTGGTGATGAACTTGCCATCGGCAACCACGTTGCCCTTGGCACGAAGACCGACGATGACGCCCTCGGGATCCGAGCAGCGGTCATCCGTGAGGTCGCCGTCGATGACGGCATACCCACAGTACTGGGCAGGCAAGGGCTGACCCCTGCGGATGTTGAAGACGAACGCAGCAGTACCACCGTGGTCCATGTAGCACCTGCACTGGTCCATGTTCCAGCCGCTGTGGGACAGGACAAGGTGCGGCATGGACGGCTCCCGTAGTGACTTCATGGCACGGTGGAATGATTTCGTATAGTCGTAGAAGTCAGCACCTGTGGCAGCGATGTACATATCTTCAGCGATGTCCTCCCACGGGATGTCACTGAGGACATTGGACCTGAACAGCCAGCGCGTACCGATGTGGGACATGGCGACCTTGTCCAACTCGACGTACAACTGGCGCATGAACTCGTACGGACGGGTCATCAGCAGGCGGGTCTTGTTGATGCGTGCCTGAAGCACGTTGCTGAACCGTGAGCGACCTGCGGTGATCCCAAGGCAGGCAGCCTCGCACTCGGGGCTACGCCATGGGCACAACTGGTAACCCGAGGATCCGGCGGGAGCCAAGGTCAGGCCATAGATCGGGACGCTGCCTTTGGACAACTTGGCGTTGGCTGACGGTGGCGTCAGGATCTGACGGTGGATCCGCTCGAAGGGGATCGACTTCTTCTTGAACAGCACATCGAAGTGATGCTGAAACGCCAACTTGGAGGCGTCCGTGATGGTGCGCCACGGTGGCGACACGACTGACTGATGGAGAACGTTGAGTTGCATGACCTTTCCTTTCGTTGCGGTCTAGGGTCCTAGACAAGGCGGGTCAGGGCATGGAACGTCCACACCCCGACCCACCAAGCATCCTACCAGAAGCCCGGGAATTGTCAATCCGGGATGATGTACCATTCCTCAGGGGAACACTCACGGCTGTACGCATGGCGGATCTCAGCCTCCGGGTAGTCACCTGCGTAGAAGAACACAAAGTGCTCATCCTCGTAGGAGTCCTCGGTCTGCGCGATGAAGACCTCGATTGGGTCCACATCATCCTGCTCGTCGGAACGCCATTGGACCATGGCACGGAATCCCTTGGTCTCGACCTTGGGATTCTGCTGTTCCTTGAGTTGGTTCTCCAAGGATGCCGCATGACGTGCCGTGCCATCAAGGTCTGCCCGAAGAGCAGCATTCTGATTCTGTAGGGTCACAACATCCCTGCACAGCATGTTCCGCTCTTCCGAAACGGTGTACAGGTGCTGCCTGTAATGTTCGGCATCCTGACTAAACCGCTTAATGATCACGTCCTTCTCCTGAAGG